ATTATTTGTTCTATAATCTGAAAAAGTTCATCTAAACTTCTTGTATAGAAAAATAAAGTAAATCCTATTTGTACTGGCGTTTCTGAAAATGTTTTATATGTTGTATCTTCATCAACATTATTAGATGCAAATTTTAGCTTATTTCTTTTTCTATTGTAATCGTATGCAATAGAAGAAACATCAAAACTTAGATATGGTAAATTTATCTGTGTTTTGATGGTATCTGAAATTGAAGAATTCGTTTCTAATCTCCTAAGAAATTTTTCCTTAGAAGCAAAGGTAATTGGGACCTTTATCTTTTCTTCCACATCTGTAGTGTCGTTTTTTCTGGTCACATAAATTTCGTCAAATAAGGATCCAAAAGCAACGACAAGTTTTCTTATAGATTGGTTATTGAATGTGTTAAACATTAATAATTCCCTTCTGAGAATGGATCAGTTTCTGTAAAATCTATGATATTCATGTCAAACTTACTACCAGAACCAGTAAATCCTCTTTGATAATCCATAGGAGGAACTTCTCCAGCATCATCATCCAGGATGGTATTGACTATAGCATAGTCTCCAGAAGCATTCTTTGTGTTGACGCTGAATGTCAATCCATTTACTTCATTTCTTATAATAGATGAAGTAAATGTTATTCCATCCAACGACATAAATTCTGTTGTTAATGTATTTCCTGATAGACTATAATCAAGAAGTCTAAAGTATGCTGTTGTTCCAGCAATAGTTCCAGTAATGGAATATTTACCACCACGAATAATGGAATTATAAGCTGCATTGAACCCAGTTGCCTGAGCATTTATTAAGAAATCGTATATATTCTGCTTAAAGTCATTAACCGAGTCAATAGTTTCATTACCAGTATTGAAGTTTTCTGCTGAGTAGGTGAAGGTTTCACAAGTTAAAGTAAAAACATAGTTCTTATCCAATTGATAGAACGGCAATTCGTGCTCGACAAAGTTAATTTCAAATAAAGTTTTTGATAGTGGAAAATAGATCAGATCTCCTTCTCTAGGTCTGTTTATCAAAATATCATTTGTAGTAACTTCTTTATTAAATCTTTTCTTACTTAATACCACGGTCATTCTATCTTTATTTTCAATGCCAAATTTTGATATTGCTTCACCACCATCAAATCCAGAATAAGAAACGATGTACATTTCTATAGGATAAGCCTTTGTAAATCTGTTTAATTGATCTTCACCGAATAGCCTATCCAAATTTACAAACTCTCTTGGAATGTACCAAAGCTCTTTGCCCATCATTCTTATTATTTCGATGGCAATATCTTCTGTTACATTTTGCTCAGTTGGTTGAAATTTAAAATAAGGATTCGTCGGCATATTATCCAGTCATCATATCTGGTGGTAATTCGTATGAAGATATTATCTGGTCTTCTAAAATAGCTATTTCTTTTTCTGCTTCGGCTAAAATACTCCCGCCTCTCATCTGAACACCGCCAGGTAAAGAAATACCATCAAACTTTGATAAGTTCTGTCCCCATTGCTTTTTTATTAAGGCAGTAAAGTATTTTTTTAGCATTCTATCGTTATAGATCTCTGGATATAGATCAGGATCCAAATTGACATACGCCTCTACTGCAATATAAGTTCCTGCTTTCAATACCGTCCAATCGGTTTCGATATAAAGCTTATTGGTGACTTTGTTAAACCTAATAGTTCTTTCTGGATCGAACATCATTTCGATCATTCTAATATATCGTTTAGTTAAATCAAAATTTGCTATTGGAGTAGAATTTACAAATCCTAAATTTGTATTGATTCCATAAACGTCATTTAATGCTAATTGATATCGAATATCAAAAAGTTCATTTGTGTTTAAAGATCCGAAAGGGAAAACTCTAATGATGGAAAGAATATCATAACCAGTTGGGTTGTTGCTATTAGAACCGACTATAGGACCAAAATTCGTAGTATTGATATACTTGTTGGCCAAATCAGTATCAGTCAACTGGTAAGAGAAAAACGCCCTTTCAACGCCATCAAAATGACGTTCAGAGAAGAATTGTAAGGCATCATCAAGCCTATCGCTAGCCTGTTCGTAGTCTACATTTATTTCAACTACTGGTGCTCCGAGTTGCCTATAGGCGTATTCTATTAGAGATTGTCGTGAATTAGGCTGTGCCATCAATTTATTTATGCACAGCTACTAATTAACTTTTTTGATCTGCTTGATCCTTTGGCATTATTTCGGGAATAGAAACATGAATTTTTTCCAAATCTTCTGGAGTTAGCTTTTCTATGAGTCCCTTTCTAGGATCATGATTAACATTACCTTCTACACTCAAAGGAATATAGTTAGTAAATCCTGGCATGTTCAGGGGACATGAAAGCTTTGGGTAATCTAATTTAGAATATTTTTCTCCATTAGAAAGTAACCAAGTACCTGGCTTGTCTCCGCAACCACAAGCTCCACAGAAAAACTTTCCTTCTGTGGATGAGTTCATAAGATGACTGCATTTTGGTATATTTCCACCAACATCTTCATTACCAAAACAGCTAACTGCGCGCAGCTTTTTGACACCCACCTCTACTTTGTTGTTTGAAAATCCTCTAGACATCATAGATGACGTAAAAGATTTAGTTTGTCCAATTTTAGAAGATATGAGGTTTTTTAAAAGTTCTAGAGGATCTTTATTTACGTTTGCATTAAATTTTGGATATTCCATATTATTATTCCATATTATAAAGTTATTCCGTTAATGTAGTATACATTAAATGTAGCTCCATTACTACCAAATTTTAAAATTTTATTAAAAAAATTATCATTAAATCCAATTTCAGGAGAAACCTCAATAGAGTTTATATTTATTTGATATCTATCAGCCCCACAAACACTCTCGTTCCATAGTCCAGAAGAATTGTCAGTTAATGTAGTATCATCCGCACAATCAACTATTTCGGTGGAATAAGATAAACCCGCATAATAATAATATCCAGGCGTAAACCCATAATTTTTGGTTAAAGAATTGTTAAGATATGCCCAGCTCTTTATTCCAGATATTTCTTTTATGAGATACCAACCCTCATTCATATTAATGGTAATTCCGTATGGAGGAGTTAAAGAATAAGTAAAACCAATCATAGTCGATCCAGAGGAATTTGTGAACGGGAATAATGGTGTAGCACCTTCCCATGCAGGACCGCTTGTCATAGACTTGTTGTTTACTTCTTCTAACCAATAATGAATCATATTCATGCTCAAAGTTTGTTGAACATAGAATATTTCTTGCAATTCGTTTAACTCGGATGCTTGTAGTTTAGCACCTGGCTTAAAACCAATCATCTTATAATTTTTTGTCGGATCCGAATCAACACTATTACTCCATTCTCGACTGGAGTATGGGTAATCTGTCAAAGGAAATTGATTTTCGAAGGGGTAGTTGCTCATTTTAGATAGTGAATATTAATGTTAGATTTGACTTATCTTGATTGAATGTCGTATCTGTTGCAAATAAAACATCACAATCTTGAATATTTATTGCCGCAGAAGTTATTCCCGTTATATTAAAGGTTCCACTATTTGTATTTGTGTTTTCAAAATGCAAAGTGGTTCCAGAAGTAATTCCATAAGATTCAAAATAAGAAATTTCAGCAGTTCCAGTAGATCCAGTAAAGTTTTTAAATGCCACAGAATAACTAGACGCGGCCTTTCCATTCACAAATGCGGTGTCACCAGTTCCGATATCTTTATCGAACAAAGCCTTATTTGCATAATAATTATCACTTATTGAAGAAGGATTTGTTACGAATACCAAAGAATCTTGAGTAAGATCTGAAGATGAACCAGAAGATATTGATATTGAAATCGTGGAGCTAGATTTAGTTGTATCCTTTGAATCTCTAAAAATCTTGGGAGCAATTCTATATCCACTAGAATTCTTGACCCCTGATAAGAGGAAAGCTGAGTCAAAATTATATGTTGAACCAGCACTAGGTATAGTTGTCTGGATCTTTGCAGTTGTTATGGTTGCGTTGACTGCGATGCTTTCCGTTCGTAATAAATCGTATACAGATAAATAATTTTCTTTTGTGGATGTTATTGGGGCTAAATTAAATTGTAAACTAGCTAAACATACGGAGAAATCTCCAGAAGAAGCAGATCCGGTTGCGCTTGTAAGATTGATTGCTTCAACATATGTTATATCGCTGCTGCTTAGCTGTCCTTCCAGCTCTACTCCAGTAACCTTCCATCCCTTGTTACTACCAATATAAGTTGTTGTCAAGTATGCCTTGCAGGACCCTATATTACCATCAGTAACAAGTGTCAATTCTGGTCTTTCGGCACTAACATAATACGAAATAGAAGAATCGATATTCAAAACTGCATTTAAAATACATCCAGAATTTAAGCTGGTAAGAATATCATAATTTTTCTTATAAATGTTAGTTGAAGAATATCCAGCAGAACCACCAGAAGAATAGCTAAGTTTTGGAGTTACATCGGCATAAGTAGCTCCGCATGGAGTACATCCGCTTGTGGATGCTATATTGAAGAAACCCCCAAGTTCGGTTGTAGTTAAAGAATTCTTGAATACTGGGTGTAAATCCGTCAATGCTCCTAGATGTTCGCAAGCCCAGGCATTTGCAACCTTAAAAGCACCATAGATGTCGCCTTTGGCATAAGTCTTCCCTGTCATGGGTTCGACAAAATCTTGCTTATAGTATAAGCAGCATGTGCCATAGGTTAATCCAGAAGAACCATAGATGGTAGTTACTGCATCTACTGGCAACTGATTATCTGCGGTTATGCCTTTAAAATTTGATAGGGCTTCTATACCAACTATTTTTACATAATTTGCAGAAATAGGAGTATCGTTATAATTTACTTTAAGCCATTTATAACCATCATCCAATTCAATAATTGTGCCATTTGAACCATAAGGCGCAAACTTTGATGGGTTGTTTGAATTTCTATCAGTAAATAGATTATTTGTATTATTTTCAATGCAAATGAACAATTCACCACTAGTTGAATTATAACATGTGCTTGATTTTATATCTGGATCAGTTGGATCATAAACTTTAAAACTCTTACCTTCAGCCCAATCATTTTTTTCAAATGCAGCAAAGATATCGCTGATACCTACTCTTTTAACGAAGCTGGAGACATTAGCAGCCCTTTGAGCGAGTCTGGTGTCCTTACTAGCATACCCAACACCATCGACTCCAAGGCCGACGTATAGATCGTCCGTGATGGCATTGGATAGAAACCTACTTATTGATGATGAATATCTGGACGCAGAATCGTTTCTCATATCAGTATTTATTAACTTAAAACGATGGAGTATGGAGATAATTTTTCAGAGGCAGTTATCGTAGTAGATATAACTGTTTTTTCGGATCTAACTAGATTGAAATAAAAACCCATTGGCTTTAGTAAAGATTTTAGATCATCCTCATATTTTTCCGGGATATCAAGTTGTAGAAGAATTGATCTTTCTTGTTTATCAATTCCATTAGTTAGATAAGTTTCATTCAATGATCCACCATTTAATGTCATTGTATCATTGCCATAATTTAAAGAATAATCATCTAATTCTGCATTGAAAAAAGTTTTTATAAAATACTTGTAAGAATCTTCAGTTCCTTTTGATCCTACGAATCTTGTTTTATTTGATATTAAGAAATCTCTTAATGCCTGGGTATCATCAAAATCATTAAAATCAAAATCTGAAAATAGTGATTTATAATATTCTTTTAGATAATTGATATCAGTAAGATAGATGTCCTGAATGTTTTCGTAATTTGGAGTTAAATTTAATCCACTTGAAGAAAACAAAAAGTTATAAAGTTCTTGTACAAAATCTATTATCTTAGCTTCTGAATTTGTTCTTGTCTCGTCTATTATCCATTGAGGAAATTGATGAGATACACTATAAGTATAGTTTAAATTATTATTTACTTTCTTAACAGAATAAGCAGAGTTTATTAAACCAAGAGCGTATTCAGCACCAGCCTCCAAATTATACTCGGTAAGCGCAAATATTTGATCTTTATTTTGATTGAAGAATATGATCATGTCACGGTTAAGGAATCTACTTCATAACTTATGGCCATGTTGTTTTTTGGCGTGATAGTTTGTGAAGAAGC